TCTTGAACAACGTCTACTGGAAGGCAAATTTACCAGTAAACGAATGATAGTCACTGACCGAGTCGACATCTCATTGCACACTAATCCCACGCATCTTTCAACCCGAAGGTATCAATTAGATGTCATTGCTGGAAATAATGTGGTTAGTGTTGACTATCAAAGATGGAGGTGTCCAGTTTCCAATTATCGAAAACTTCCTCCCAATAGTACTGCGTCGCTATATCCACTTTGAATGATAATTCAAACGATATACGAGCCTCTGTTGTGATGTCCTGCCTATTGTCACACAGTTGCTTGACTAACACAAGTCTGTGTTGAAACTCATCACTATAGTTTCGGTTGTTCGGTTTGGTACTCCTTAATATCATTCTAAAGAAGCTTTGCATTATAGGCACACCTCTGTGTATGCTCAATTCGCAGGTTGCCATCTGATGTAAAAAAGCAGAAGCCGTTTTAGAGTCCGTGAAGTATTTTTGGGAAACCATGCACTTCGATATAGTATCCCAGGGTTTTCTAACCATTATTGGAGTAGGTGTTTTTATGAGGGCAGTTTGACAATGTATTGCCTCCTCATAATTCTCACATTCGTCCAATGTTATTTCATACCCACACTGTAAATAGTAGTACCTAACCTGTTCAATTTGCGCCCTTGTTAATTTACCCGAAGTAATCAACATACAGTCATCTCCATCACAGACAAAGGAGGCCCTAAGTCTGTGGTATTTGATACATCCTTTTAAAAGGGAACGACATATTATGGATGTGCCTAGGCCTGTGTTGAAATCACCGGAGGCCCTTCTTCCTGTTGTCTTATAGGTCCATCCATTTGGGGTGAATCCCACATTCAACAACTGCCAGTCCAACATTTGCGAACACTTAGCATCATTCCTAGATGCCTTTTTATAGATATTGTGTTCTAAGCGCAGTACATGGTGTGTTGTATGTGCATCACATTTGGAGCAGTCTATTTGATAGACTGTAGGGTTGTCGTGTTTATCGAGTAACTGTTGTATTTTCAAAGCTCGTTGTTCCAAAGAGTTAGTTTTCAATATTTCAGGTTTTTGATAAAACCAATGCTCTATAGGTCTTAAGTAGCGCATTAACTCTAAGTTGTAGCGAGGTGATCTACCTTGTATAACTCGAGGTGCCTTTATTTTTAGTGTTTCATGGGGCATCTTCTCGACTTTGAGGAAACAATCAATATATGAGTCTCTTTTGTTGAGTGGTTTGGTCATAAGGCTGATTGCAGCCTTTTCATACCTGGTTCTTTTTGCACCGGTGTACTTCAATATGACCTGTTGTCTTGTCAAAGTTTCAACAATAGGGACCTGATGTTTCAGGTGTCTCATCTCTCTGACGAAGGAAAGCCACTGTGGTGTGTTTAACTGTGGCTGTGGCATGGGTAACAGTATCCTGTTTCGCAAGGACACCTCTTCGTCTATGTATGTGGAGCTAGGGTAATCAACTTTATACCAGCCTGGAAAGCTTTTGAAACAGTACTGTTTCCAGGGGGTGGCTCGGGTCTTATCTCTCTCAGACATTATTCGTCGTATGGTGCAATCATCGCTGAGCTCGCGAAGTGGCTTAACTTGTGTCTGTTTAGCTTGCTTAACTCTGAGAGGTTCTAGTTTACCGGGACAGGCGTCTGCTTTGTCACAGACGGGTAAATCCAAGACAAGAATCTCGTGGCCAATTTGGGTTTGAGGACTCTACAGTCTATCAAATCCTTGTTTCCTCCCGCTAATCTGTCATTCACAAAGGTCCATTTTGTTGCTACTGCACTAGAAGAAATGTGCGCTAACGCAGTGATCTCTTCCGTAGAAGGCTCGAAAGCAATTGCAGAGCACATCAACACCTGTTGATGCTTCCACTCAGCCGAATTTGCATAAGGCCGAGCTAGTTGGGATCCCTTGTTTTTAAGTGAAAGTAGGAGTTCACTTGTCCTGGGTTTAAAGGCAGCGTATGTCTGCAGTTGCCTAAGCAATTCAGTGCAGACCATTACCTGTTGGTTTTCGACCGGTTGTTCATTGAGCGTGACATCGTAACCGGGAATGATGTCGAACTTCTCCAGCATATGATGCTGTAGCGGCTCGTCATCGTGAGCAGGTATGTGCCCATTTTGGAACGTTTCGGGGGTGGGTAATAGATACCCAGCAATCATTGACTCCTGCACGCTAGGTTCAGCGTCGAGGCGTTCCATATTGTCTCGGAGGTGTTGGGTCGGGATGTTTTGTCCATCCATCTCGTCAAAAGCCTCACCTATAGGCTTGAAATGACGGCTTGCGGCTTTTCTCCTGTAGTAGCCGTAGGACCTAGAGCTGTATTGGGAGTTCACCTGTCGTGATGAGCCCCCTAACGGCCCCCTTGTGGGTACATTTAAGGTGTATTCCATAAGGTTTGTGACCAATTAATGTAGGTCGCCATTGCGGAGTTGTAACTCCGTGCCCCATCCTGAGGAGGTACCGATGTAGAGCACTATGTGATACACCAATACAACCTCCGGGGCACACGGTTTTTACTGACATTTCTTTAAAACATCAAAACATATGGGCTTTGCCGTAAAACCCCCCCTGTGCCGCTCTCTACTATATGGTAGGTCATAGCAACCATTCCTGACCTAGTGGGAATGGTCGTGCATAGCACGGCCCCAAAACAAAAACTTCTGTTTTGGGTAGTGAAGCAAAAACCACTAACGTGGCGAAAAGGAATCGCATGTACTTGCCG